GCAACCGCTGCGTTCCAAGTAGGAGTGCGACCAGATTCTGCACTCATCTTGACTAGTTGCCCGTAACTATTCTTAACTACATCTAATAATCCTTGATTAAACTTGTTAGCATCACCATGGAATGTTTCATACATATCAGTAAACATACGGAATAACTGACCACGGGCAATCTGCTCATCATCTAGCCCACGCCCACGGGCCTGAACTGTGTAGGCTGTGCGTTCTAAAAACGCACCAACAGATAGATTGTCTTGAACCTGCCAAGTTTTAGTTAATGGCTCAAATTTAAAACCAATTTTTTCCATAGCAGCATCGAGTGCTAATTCCATCATTTCTTTACCAGTGCGTGGGTCTATCTCGCCTGGCTTTAATGCATTGTATCTAAAGAATATATCTGCTGGGTTAAGAGTTACATCATCAGTTAACTTAGCCTTGTTGGCAGCCAACATCTTGAACCATTTTTCAAAGTGTGCTAGTGCAACTTCGCGTTCTGTTAGCATGGCAGTATCAATAGTACGGGTTCCCTTACCCATCTTAATACCTAATGCATCAAAAGCCATATCAAGCATAGATGGTGTAATAACTGATGCAACAATCTCTTCGCCATAGCGACCAGAAATACCACTGCTTGCTACAAGAGAAGCAGCCATTGAGTTAAGTGCATCAGGTGAATGTATAAACGCCTGCATTAAATAACCAGCAGACTCAGGGTCTACATAACGACCATACATCTGTGAAACAGTATCTGATATTGCTTCACGTTTTTCTAGACTTGACAAAAGAACAACATCAACACCCAGTTCATCTGCTTTATTCTGCAAGATTGTCTGTCGGTCTAAGATTGATAGCGCTTCTTCGTGTGAATAACGTGGTTGCTGGCCCAAACGCATAGGTGCGTTAGAGCGCGGTACAAACTTTAAAGTCTTTTGAATACTACGACGTATAGGACCACTAGCAGACTTAGAACCAGTAGCAGCGCGAGATATATTTCCTAGTCTTAGTCCCTCTAATGATGCAAACTTACGTAAATCTTTAGTAGGTGCAGACAGTAAATACATAGTTGCTTCGTCAATAGCAGAACGAACACCTAAACGTGGGAACAAAGTTAAAATAGACCATGCATCAACTAGTCTTTTTGAAAAATTACCTTGTGTTGCTCCGCCAAGTGCAGTAATAATGTTTTTCTTAGACTTAATTTCCCACACAGTTGACCCGATTGTGTCATAAGGTAGTGGGCCAATAGCCCATGTAGTCTGATAAGGCTGCAACGGACCTTCAGTATTAACAAAAAATCCTGATTCAGATTCACGAACAGTGTTCGCTGGTGCAAACTTAACATGGTCTGGGTTAATTGCTAGGTCTCGCTTGGTAGCAAAGCCTGCTTTATCACCATACTTGTCCTGTAGTGTCTTAAGAATTAAATCTTCACCCTTAACACTGCCACCTAGTCCCATTGAATACATAGTTGCAGCATCTAAATTACGCAAAATAACTACTTGCTCATCAGCCGTTGAGTCCAAAAAGCGAACAGTTAATGCTTGAGCCATATCCTTTGGCAAAATCTGACGAGCACGGGCTGTAAAGTTAAAAGCAGTATCAACAGCGTTAACACCAACTCGTACTTCTAATCCTTGTGGCGAACGTGCCGCTAAGCGGCCAATTCTTTTCCAACCTTTAATTTCTTCATTGGCCTTTAATACTACAGACATATCAGAAAGAGGGTTAACTAAACGCTGTAGTGAATCTTCTGCATTAAGAAATGCAGCACTAATTGGTTCAAGAGCAGCATCTCTTTCAGCAGCATTACGAGACATGTTATTAAAGACTCTGTCTAGTGAACGTGTTATTGCATCTGAGAATAAACGATTTTGACGGGCTACTACTACGCCATTGCGCATGTAAGTTAAACCATCAACTCGTCCTGCTAGCAATAGATTTAGATTGCCAGCATTTTCAAAGTATCCTTGTGCTGATGCAGCATCAAATACTTCTCCATCTACAAGTGCCTTAATTGCATTCTGGTCATTATAACCAGGAAAGTTTTTTGCAATATCATCAAGTGCAATTGACTTTGCACCTGGAGTTCCGCTTGAGTCTTTTACCTTTTTAAGCGCAGGACCTAGTCCGTCTTGCCAGAATGAATAAACTAACGGATTCTTAAATGTATCTCCAACAGCCTTTTCTACTGAAACACCATTGTTAATTGCTTCAGTAAGCGAGTTAGCAATACGCTCACCCTTAGTTACACCCTTGCTTAGTCCACCTGTTATCCAAGTAAGTGGGTCTATAGCAATCTGATAAACAAAATCTATAACACCAGATACATTTTTTGTTGTACCGCTAACACCACTTGATGGTGGCTTGCGGTCAAGCATACGAGCAATGTCTCGTCCTGGAGAAATCTGTGCATACTTTACGCCATCTAGTACTTCCTTAAAAGCCTCTGGTTCATCATAGGCTTTTTTAATTGAGTTAAGAAGGTTAGCGTCTACTTTACCAAAGTCTTGAACAATCTCGCCAGGAGTTTTACCCGCAAGTAATCCTTTAGCAACCATAACATCAAACTCACCAAAGTAACTGGTCGCTTCCGCCAAAGCCTTGTCATCATACTGATTTTTTCCATCCCATGCATCTGTCCATGTTTTCATTGAAAACAAATCTTCGCCCTGTGCTACCTGTCGTGCTACCTTGTAAGGCTGGTTAATCAAGCGATTGTACTGTCCACCTAGTTTAAATAAACCAATCAATGGTGATGCAACTATTGTTCCGATAGTTTTGGCAACGCCAAAGAGACGGTCTGATACATCAGGTGCATCTTGCATGTAGTCAGCATCTTTAAACATAAACTTTAATTGGTCTTGGAACTGAGGTTCTAATCGGTTGTATTCTTTACGAGCCATCTCTGGACCAAGTTTAACTAGTTCACGATGCTTCTTAATCGTGTAACTCATCTGCTCTACTTGGTTTTTTTCCGTGCCAGTTAGGTTTGCATTTTTTGCAGCAGCGTAAATATTAGGTGATACCTCAGCAACAATCGGTTTGATGTACTGGGCCATTAAAAGTCTCTATCAAGAATTGTTCTGTAAATTAACTCTGCATCTCCTGATGAATCAAACTGTGCTAAATACTTTAATGTGTCAAGAAGCGTTGGTGTTTGATTAGGTAAACCACGCATTGCCTCTGAACCTGCACCATCACCCATGTCAATACCAGATGTAATTGGCTCACCAGGACGCATAGATGGCGCACCTAGCGGTGTTGGCATTTCTATTTGAGGCATCTGTGGCATTGAACTACCCTGCATAGGCGCACCTGTTTGTTGCGCCATAGTTGCTTGACCTTCTCCGTATGGCAAGCCAGCAATATATCTAGCAGGTTGTGTGGCACGGCCCGATTGGCCTGCACCACCAGTTGCTGAAACATTTGCTGGATTATTCTGAGGGGCTGTTGGACGCATCCCACCACGATTTTCTGGGGCAGTTGTCATTCTTCATCCTCCTCTTCTTCAACGGTTTCATGTTTAGTGCCAAGTACTTCACTGTTATATTCTTGTGCCATCTTCATCATCCCATACGCGTTCCATGGTGTCATGGCTTCGCTAACTTCTGTGTGTAAATATCGGGTCCCTTCGTAGTCTGCCCACTCGGTTATCATTAACCAGTTAGTGCAGATGAACTCAGTCCCCTTCGTATCTTCTTCGAGAAGAATCTTTAAGGCTTCTTCTATTTTGTCTCTAAACTCTTTGCTCATTTTGCGTACTGAATCTTTGTAATAATAGGTTCACTAGTGTGAATATCCCAGTTGCAAGAAATTTCTATTGCTTTGCGGATAATAACTTCTGCTTGTTCTGGAGTTTTTGTTTTACTAATACCCATTGCTGCCATAGCACCAAGGGCAACATCGCCACCGCTACCATTAAAATAAATGCCACGACTATCACGGTCCCAAGAGTAATCCTCAAATATAGGATACAAGATTCCATGAACGCTAATAATAAAACTCGAATCTTGTGCAGCAGCATCCCCATCTTCTTTCATGTCATAACCTGCGTCAATAAATGTTTTGCGCATTGCTGGTATAAACTTTTGCGTCATAAACAAATCTAAGTCTTCTAACTTAGTTGGCTTAGGTGGCTTCCATCCAAACTGCAATAAGTTAGAGCCGCGGCTAGCGCCTGCTCCTGCAATTAAGTATCCGTTGTTTTCGGTAATCTTGTGAGTAGCAATCGTCATAGGACGACCGCTTTCATCAGATGCTCTAGAGTCGCAACCAATTACAGACCAGCCATCTCCCTGATAAGCAGCGAGTGTTGTCATTGTCCCCTACCTTTATTAGTTAGCGTCTAGTTACTGTTCTTGCCGATGCTGAGGCTTCTCCGCCTGATGTTAAACTTGCTAAAAGACTTTGCAGTTGTGGTGGTTGCTGTGTTTCTAAAGAAGCGCCTCCTGCTGGCGCGGCGGGAACAGGGGACGGTTGCTCAACCTGTGCACCAGCAGGAGGTAATTCTGGCGCAAAGACTTCTTCAACGGCATCCTCTATTGGTACGCCACGTTGACGAGCCTTAATAACTCCAGCGATTTTATTTACCACGGCTGATGGGTCCCCACCTTGCACAGCCATTTGTGGAATGGCTTGTGTGTATGCTTGTAAAGAACTAACTAGTGCTTTACGCATATTCTCAATTTCAATCTTTTCTTGTTCCTGCGTTACGTTAATACCAAATGGTAGTTCACGCATTGCTAGGTCTGTAGAAATTAATCCACCACCTAATGCTTGTAACATAAAGATAAGTCCCTGTGCTGGGTTAAGCCCAGCAAGCATGCCGTATCTAACATCGGCAGTAAAGTCACTCTTAATATCTTTGCCTGGCTTGTAGGTAAGGCTATAAGGAGAACCTGCATCTACGCCACGGATTGTCTTTTCAAAATCAAAAAACTTCTCATCTACCTCAAAACATACAGAGATAACATCTCGTAATGCAGAAGCAAAGATAGCCTGAGCAGATTTAACCTGCGTATCAAAGCCACCCATAAGTGCTTGAACACCTTGACCAGTAATAATGGAAGCATCAATGTTTCCAGTACGTCCCTCTGGGTAACGTGTTCCTGTTCGTAGTTCCTGCTGCAACAAAGCCTGCTCAGTAAATGCGCCAGGTGGAATGTTAAGGTCTACGCGTCTTACACCTGCTGGGTTTGCTGTGCGAATAATTGCATCGCCACCCAGTTCAAGTTCTGTTACATCTGTTGGTAGAACAATTGGAGCCTGTACTGACTTCTCTGCTGCTTCCATCGCAAGTAATGCGAACCTGTTACGAAGCAACTGAATACCCAATACATCATCAAACTGTCCACGCATCTCACCATCAACTGATGGACGCTTAGCAACAACAACCATCATCTTACCAAGCGGGTTAGCCGCCTTAGATAAGATTAAATTGTTTTTTGATGGAACAAACAACAGAGATTGGTCTGCATCGTAATAACGGATTATCTCTAGTTGAGCGTTAAGGTCTCCCTTGTACATTTCTGGACCAAGAAGTTCTCTTGCATACTCAGGGAACTCTGAAGCAAGTTCTCCAATGCTCAAGTAATAACGCTTAGCAAAGGCGATACAGCGTCCGTAGCGGTCAAATTCTGGGTAAGCCCCCACTGGATTTTCTACGCGAATACGCGGTAGCCCTGCTTCTTCGTCTAATTCAATGATGAAAGGGACGAAACCAAATGTGATGTACATGTCTGCGCCTGTGTACATCTGTACTTGTAAATCTGAGTTAGAAAAATAATTGTTAGCAATACGAGTGCGTGTATCTGCAAACTTACGAGCACGGTCGTTGGCTTGGTTAGCAGCAGAACAATTGACAGATGGTAGTGGAGCCATGACCTCAGAAAGGTCACGGGCCACAATGTCAATAAAGTTTGCTACTACGTTAGCATCAACACCCTGTGGAAAAAAATCTGGGTAAACACTTGCTATCTGTCCTTTGCGGACAGCAAGAACATCTTGCTGGCGTGCATCACGCTCTGCAGCGCGGTCCTTAAGGGATGCAACGCGTGCTGAAATCTGTTCTATCGAAAGCATTATTGTCCTAACGGTTGATTAAAAATTAATTAAATACTTTCTGCTGCCTTCTTAAGACGAGCCTTTTCTTCGCGCATTACGATTCCTACAGCACGACCCTTTGTGCGACCGCGGTCATTTTTAATACGATTTGCTACTATTGGAATTAACTTTTGCTTCATTGCTTGCTTTTCTTGAGGTGACAAATTAAGGTCTTTAAGTCCATTAACAACATATTTTGTTGCCGCTAGTGTAGGGTTCATGCCTGTGCTTTTCATGTATTCTGTCTTTAATACTTTTTGTGCTTTAGTTGCCATTTATTTTTTCCTTATCCGTATTGGTGATTCCACATTTCAGATGCGGCATCATCTAAGTTAATTGAGGTACGTTTGTGTTGCTGCGCT